GGTGGACCGAAGGTCCAGGATTTCGCCCACCTCATCGAACACGGCGGCGATGCGGCCAATACCCATCCGCACGTGGTGGTCGACCGGCACGCGCTCTCGGTGGCCGTGGGCAAGCGGATGTCCGAGAACGACTATGACGCGTTCCCGAAAACGCAGCGCCACTACTACGGGCACGTGGCACAGGCCTACAACGACGCCGCGCACCAGATCGGCGACAGGGACGGCGAAACCCTGGCCGGGCACCAGGTGCAGGCAACCACCTGGCTCGTGCGCCAGCGGTTCAATCAGGCCGAGGAGAGCGAACGAGCCAAGGGCGGCGTCGACAGCCCGTTGGATCGCGGCCGTGCGCGCACTCGCCAGAAAAACTCGGGAGAATGGGAGGACTTCCGCCGCCACCACCTGCCGAACCTGGAGGCCCACCCGGGCACCGGTTACACGGCGACACGGCGCCGGGCCTACAACGAGACGAAGGCCCCGGCCGACGTGGACACCCTGCGCGACGAGGAATGCCCGGTCTGCGGAGACGCCGACGCCTGGGATGGCAACACCTGCAAGGTCTGTGGCTTCATCGCACCACCCAAGGAATTCCAGGACCCGGACACCTCCGTGGCCCGGCAACTGGACCTGCGCAAGGACGACGCCGATCTGGACGGCACCGATGTCGGTCAGCTCAACGACTCCATCAACGACGTCGACCGTGATGGTGTGGACGACCAGACCGGCGAGCTCATGAACGAGGACCAGGGCGATGTCCAGCCGGGGCTGGTGTGCCCGGCCTGTGGCACCGAGTTCGAGGCGGGTGAGCCGCTGACGACGAACATGGACAATCCGCAGGCGGGCGCCACCGGCGACGGACCGGCCGAGGGGGATGTCTGCCCGGTCTGCGCCAAGGGCCTGCTGGAGGAACCCCAGGCGCTGGGCATGCAGGACCCCGACGACGAGGAGAGCGGCGCGCAGGCGGCCAAGCCATCGGCCCAGGAGCCGGAGGACGACGAAGAGCCGGGCGTGGAGGACGAGGACGAGGGCGCGGCCACCGAGCAGCCCTCCGACGAGAATCCGGATCCGGACAATGACGGAGATGACGATCGGACGCCGGAGGGCGATACCGATCACGACTTCAATCAGCCTCCTGCCAAGAAGAAGTCCAAGCCGAAGAAGAAATAGTAGTGGGAATATCACAACCCTGGCTGAAGGAAGAAAGTAGGCCCGCAATGCGACCGGCACTCGCCGCCCTGGCGGCACAGCAGAAAATCATCGACCATCACTCGGCTCAGATCAACGCCATGGGCCGTGGCCTGAACGCACTGGCCAGGATGGCCGGAGTCGAGCAGAGGGTGGCGGCTGCGATGTTGCGCCGGGAGGCGGACATCCAGAACCCTGCCCAGGCAGTCCCGGAACCCCCGGCCGGTCCGCCCGCGCAGTCCACCGTGGACGCCAAGACCCCGGAGGCGTTCGGCGACGTGCGCGCGCCGGGTCTGGTGCCGGGCACCACCAACGACGTGGCCGCCGACGCGACCACCACGGCCTACACGCCCGGCATGGACATCGGCTCCCCCGCCATCCACCAGCTGGACGACGTGACCCAGCCGGTCGACGGAACCCAGGGCCCGCGCCCGCTGGAGGAGACCAAGACGCTGACCGACGTGCGCGTGGGTGATCCGATGCGCCCGGACGTTGCCTTCCCGCTGCAGAACGGGTTCGCCAACGCCCAGCGGACCTCGGCCAAGCAGGAACCCCCGGCCGAGGACAGGTCCGCTCGCACCATGGCGTCCATCCGGTTGGCCCGTCTGCAGATCGCGGCCGGAATCGCCACGGGCAACGATCTGGGCGTGGCCGCCAAACTCGATGGCAACACCGCACTGTCCACCACGGCGATCGAGCAGGAGATCAAGACCCTGGAGCAGGTGCGCACGGCGGCCAGCCGCAGGCGCCCTCCCTCGGCCCGGCCGCCCCGGATGGCCACTCCGCAGCGGGGCATGCCTTCCATGCAGGGTGCCGGTGAGCACACGGCGACCCGGAAGACGGCCACCACGGACGATCTGGAGACGGCCGACGCCGAGTTGTTCCTCTGACAGGCGGGTAGTCCACAATGGCCCAGTACGTCACGACCGGCATGTTCTACAAGGCCATCGCCGGTCTCTATGAACACCTCGGCATATTCGCCGAAAGCCTTGTCGACTCAGTGAAGGAGCAAATCATGGCGGATCTCACCACCGCGCTGTCCGACCTCGACGGTGTCCTGGCCGATCTGGAGGCCAAGGTGGCCAGCCTGCAGCAGGAAGTGGCCTCCGGCAGCCAGGCGGCCGTGCAGGCGGCGGCCGACGAGATCGAGCAGAAGGTGGCAGCCGCGCGGGCCGCGCTGAACTCGGCCTCCACCGGATCGGGCACGGGCGGCGGTAGCGGCAGCGGTACCGGTTCGGGTACCACCGGCACCGACCCGAGCACGGGCACCACCCCGTCGGTCTGATAGCATCGGATTCGTTGTAGTTCGAGATGGCGATCCGAACTGCCGGGGAAGTCGAGGCCCCAGGGATTCGTCCCTGGGGCCTTGCTCTGTGTCAGGGTGTCATTCCGTTCGTCATTCACAGAGTTTTCCCTTTTCTCTGATTCTTGCCCTCCTGTGGAAGTGAGTGCCTCCCCTATTCAAGGGAAGAACGAAGGGCACAAGCGCCCTCCCGCAAGCACTCAAACCCCGTGGAGGGCAACGTGCTCCGCACGACTTTGCAGCAGTCGTATCTGAAGCGCACCATTCGGCCGACCTACGCATTCACCCAGGCCACCCCGAAGTCCCAGTACCTGGACCCGGCGTGGAACAACGCGGTCCCCATTTTCCCGGGCATGGCCCTCATGAAGACCGTCGGTGAGAATGTCACCCTGCTGGGTGGCACCACCGGCCGTCCCTACGGCCTCAGCGCCTTTTTCGAGGGCGGCGACGGCCAGTACGAGATCTCGGAGTCGGGCGTGAACGCCTGCGCCGTCTGGGTCATGGGACCCGATGCCGAATTCCAGATCCTCGCACCGGCCTTCGACACCGCGCTGGGCACCGGCGCCAGCTGGACCGAGCCGACCGACGGTTCGATCATGCTGCTCACGGCGTACCAGTCCGGTCCCAAGCGCGGCCAGCTGTGCCCGCTGGCGGGCGGCTACACCACCGACGGCGCGGCTTCGCCTTCGGTTCCCTCCACCTACCCGCTGGCGCGACTGATCTCCGTGGACTCCACCACCCAGATCACCGTCGGCGGCCTCAGCGGCACCGTCTGATCCGGACAGTCCACAGGAACCCCTTCGCGAGAAAGAGAAATTCCATGACCCAGTTGGCTCTCGCTGGTGGTGGACTGCGGCGAGTGGCGCGCAAGTCCGACGACTACGTTTCCTCGATCCTGGCCCGGCGCGAAACCGGTCAGCGCCTGACGCATCAGGCCAAGGTCGAGAAAATGGCGCTGATCTTGTCCGACGACTCCAACGGCATCAAGCGCCTGGGCGTCGGCATGATCGGCCCCATCCAGCTCAAGCTGCGCTATCAGGGCATCACCCGCAACGTCCTGATGGAGGACCCGGTGACGCCGGGCACCCCCGTCGAGTACGACGTTTGGGACGACCTCGGCCAGGCCTACATCATGTCCGGCCATGAGGGCGAAGTCCGGATCCAGCCGTTCGAGGGCAAGCGAGTCCCGGTGCGGTTCTTCCGTATCGCCTCGCGCCCGGCCATCCGCAAGGAAGACCTGCTCTACCTCCGCATCAACGCGGTCGAGCAGGCCCAGGACGAGACCAAGCAGTCCATCCTCAAGCAGGAGGACATGCGACTGATGGTCATCCTGCAGGCGGCCATCAACGACTACGCGACCCGCCCGGATCACGTGGTCACCCCGAACCACAACGTCATCGAGACCTCGGGTTACTTCACCCCGGCCTCGTTGTACACGGCCGTCGCGCAGACCGACATGCACGAGCTGCAGTCGGCCCGCATCCTGGTGAATCCCTACGACTACCGGGACTTCTTCCGGTGGGACATCAACACCACCGGCTGGGCGTTCAAGGACCGGGTGGTCGCGGGCGAGACCATCACCACCTTCGGCGAGTTCCAGTTCCAGCGCAGCATCATCGTTCCGCAGAAGACACAGTTCCTCGCGCCGGAACCGAACTTCCTGGGCGTCTTCCCGGTGCTCTATTCGCTGGACGTCGAGGAGAACCACAACGTCGAGGCCTTCTGGAAGGGCTGGGTGTTCGACGAAATGGTGTCGATGGTTGTGCTGAATCCGAGGGGCCTAGCCACCGTGACGAAGCCCTAGTCCTTCCACATCCATACCCTAGCATGAGGTTCCAAAAGTACAAAGGGTCGGCCCTTCTGATACAGTGGTGACTACCAGGTACACCACACGAGTCAGAAGGGCCGACCCATGCCCAAGCCTAGCAGGAAGCCGCAGCACATTGATCTTGTCAAGCGGCTTTATCTCGAAGAGAAACAGTCACTAGGCGAAATATCCTCTCATCTCTCGATCAGTGTACAAACTCTCTCCCGATGGCTCACTGAAGATGGCGTTGAGCTTGAGGCTCGTCCTCGAAATCCGAATGCTGGTCGCACTGTTGAACAACAAGAAGCGATCAATCGGAAAGTTCGCGCTACCTGGAAGAAAAAGATTGAAGAGGAAGGTAAGCCCTCAGGGCGTACGCCACGCGTTCTTCGTGTTACGCGGAAATGCGCTTGTGGTAGTGAGTTCTCCGTCCGAGAAACTTCGCTTCAGAAGTATTGCTCTATGCATTGTGCTCGTTTCTTCCAGGCTCGTGTTCAGCAAGATATCGTGCGAGAGAGATGGTACGCTGAAGATCGCAGTAATTGTTCTTGCGGAAGCAAGATACCTTATGAACATCGAGACACGTGGAAGTACTGTTCCCCTGAGTGCCGCGTGATCTATGGTGTGAAAAGGCAGCCTGACCCTGAGAATCAGCGTACCCACACCTGCCTTACCTGTGGCGAGGAGTTCATCCGGGGTCGCTCCTATACCAGCCAGGGCAAGTACTGCTCCAACCAGTGCGCTCACAAGCACACTC